CGTCGTGGATATCAAGTAGTCAACAAATTAATACTGGTGCACCAAGTTTATATATTTCTGGTTCTGGTAGTGGTGGAAGTTGGTTATATCAATCGGGAAGTGGATTCTTTAATACTTCTTCTTTTGATTCGGCATATTTTTATCAGCCTGGCTTAGATATTAACGAAGAATTTGGATTACGTCCTACAGATATTAATATGGATGTTACCGAAGCAGTAAAAACATGGATATCAGGTAGTGGAGGAGTTAGCGTTGATAATAATGGATTCTTAATTAAGTTTTCTGATGCAGATGAGGCAGATGGAATCAAAACAGGAATCATTAAATTTTTTAGCCGGGACACTCATACTATATATGTTCCTAGAATAACTATGTACTGGGATAACAGCACTTTTACAACAGGATCGTTGACGCCGGTAGATCTAGAGTCATATTTAACTTACAGCAAAACAAAACCAACGTATAAAGATACTGATATAACTAAAATTAGAATATTTGCACGAGACAAATTTCCTAAAAAATCTCATGATAATCTTTATCCGTTTGAAACAATAAAATTTTTACCTAACACTACTTTTTATGCAATTCGCGATGCAGCCACAGATGAGTACATAATTCCATTTGATAATATTTATAATAAAGTAAGTTGCGATAGCACTAGTAATTTTATACATGTAGACATGAATAGTTTTATGCCGGAACGATATTATCGTATAGAACTAAAAATTGAAGATGGATTTACTGAAGAATGTATCGATGACGAAATTTATTTTAAAGTAGTTAGGTAATGGCAAAAGATAAAAGTAAACCAATAGACCCTATAAATTTACAACAAACATCTAAATATATTAAAGATGGGTTAACTGTTGTTTCAAATAATACTGATATAATTCTTCGTGATGAAAATGGAAATATTATCGTGCAAGATGGATCATATATGGTTATTGAAACTAATTCATTTAATATTAATAATAATACAATGTTAAAAGTATTAGATACTCAGTTTAATTATTTTAAATTTCCTGCTCAAATTGTTGAAGTACAAGATGAAGATTTAGAATTTAATAATGTATATTGTGATAGTGTATCTAAAAGATTAGATTCTTTACAAAATAGATATCAAATATTTGATAATTTTCCAGGAAAAGGATATATTGATATTATAAATGCTATTATGCAAGTAGAAAGTAATGGAAACCCAAATGCTTATGCCCCTGGAGAAGA